AAGACGTTGTAGCTAAGTATGGAGATGAAGCATTTGCGTTTTTAGGATTAACTGGATTTGATAATAATACCAATAACGTAAGAAGCTTTTTAAAAAAAGATGGATTAGAATTCGCTAAAGGAATAAATAAAACAACTAAGACAAGAATATCAAGTGCAATAGCTGATGGAGTAGATGCGGGAGAAAGTATTGTAGGTATAAGAAATAGAGTAAGAAATGTATATAAACAAGCTTCTACTACGAGAGCAATGACAATAGCGAAAACAGAAGTTGCAAGAGCGTCGGTATTTGCCACAGTTGAGGGATATAAACAAAGTAAGGTTGTAAAAGGAAAGGAATGGCTGACAGAATTTTCGCAAAATACCTGCGATTTGTGTTCAAGTATGCACGGAGAAGTAGTAGGAATAAACGAAAGCTTTAGTCTTGGCGGAGACCCTCCTAACGTCACGCATCCAAATTGCCAATGCCTTGTTTTGCCTGTATTAAAAGAAGGCGACATACCTACTTCTATTAAACCTACTACAAAGCCCATAGAATGGAAACCATCTATGACACAAGCTCGAGCAGATAAATGGACTAAAGATAGTAAGTTTAAAAAACCTATTTATCACGGAACTAATAGCGATGCTGCTAAAAGCATAGCAAAAGGAGGATTTAGAATTAGCGAATCTGGAGCATTTGGTAGAGGAGTTTATCTTACACCAGACCGTAAAGGAGCTACTGTATATTCTCAACTTGTAACAATGGCAACAGGAGGAAAGAAGAAGCCAGCAGTTTTAAATTTAAGAACTAATATTAAAAGAATTAAAAGATTTAAAAATCAGGGTGTTTACGACAAAGAACTTTCTAAATTTAAAAAAGTAATGAATATTAAGACAACAAACAAAGCTCTCCTTAGATTTAACAAGAAACTAGGGAAGAACTATGATGCTATTGTGGTAAAAGATAGTAATTATTATGTTATCTTTAATCCAAAAAATATAACAACTATAAAATAATGTTAAGCAAAGAAGAATTATATAAAAAGGTAATTAAAAAGTTTAAAAGAAAATTAAGTATTGATTTTTGGTTTGAAATATTATATTTACTATATAAAAAAGAAGAATTAACAGAGAAGAAATTATTCAAATTATTACTTGAGGTAAGTAAAAATCAAACCTAAAAAATCTAATAAAAATCTAATAAAATCTAATAAAAATTAAATAAAATAATATATAATTTGACTACAAGACGAGCGAATTATATATAAACACAGCCTAGAACTTGACTACACAACGAGCAAGCTTCCAACCGTGGAAATTGTTCGTTATTTATTTATAAAAAATATGAAAAAACAGTATATAAGCGCGCAAGTTAAAGAAATAAAAGAGGGCGGTATTATTGTTGGGGCAGTTGCAACAACTGATTCGCCAGACAGAGATGGTGAAATCTTATCCATTGACGGATGGGAGCTCGATAATTTTATCAAGAATCCCGTTTTACTTTGGGGACATGATTCGAGAGCATTGCCAATTGGAAAGGTAACTAATATAAAGAGAGTTAAAAATTCTCTTGTATTTAATGCTCAATTTGCAGTAGAAGAAAATGATTTTGCTGCTAAAGTATCAAAACTTGTTACCGGAGGATATCTAAATACCTTCTCGGTAGGATTTTTGCCTAAACAAAGAGATGGCGATAAATTCACTAAACAAGAATTATTGGAAATCTCGGTAGTAAATGTTCCTGCTAATACAGATGCAGAAGTTTCTAGGGCGTTTAAAGATTTTCAGAAAGTAGTTAAGTCAATTGAAAAAAAGGCAAAAACAAAAGAAGTTAAAAAAGTTAAGGAAGCTAAGGAAGTTAAAAAAACAGAAGAGAAGCAAGAATTTAGTTGCGAGTGCATAAAATGTGGACACAAACTTAAAACAGATAAGCATTGCAAGGATGTTAAGTGTCCAGAATGTGGAGGAGAAATGAGAAGAGTTGAAAGACCGGGTCCAGGGAAAGAAGTTAAAAAGGTAGCCAAGAAAGAGATTAAGAAAGAAGTAAAAGAAATTAAAAAAGATACCGAGGTAAAGAAAGAAGTTAAGGCAGAAATTAAGAAAGAAATAGAAACAAAAAGTCCTGCTTGTCGGCAAAAAGATGAAACCGAGAAAGAGTGCGTTGCTAGAAAGATTCCTGAGATTATAAAAGAAGGAACTTTACCGAAACAAGCAATAGCAATGGCATTTAGTATGTGTAGTAAGCCTTGTAAATCTAAAGAGGTTAAAGAAGAGATAAGGGAATTGCCAAAAATAGATAATAAAGAAATTAAGAAAGAAACTAAAGCTGAGAAAGAAGGAAGAATTGTATCAGAAAAAAATAGAATATTAATTAGGAACACTGTTTCGACGCTTAAAGAAGCGTCAATCGCCTTAGAGGGGTTGCTCAAGGTAACTGAACCACCTAAGGGCGAGAAAGAGGTCGGCCAACCTTCAATAGCTAAAAAAGACAATACTGTCTTAAAGGCTTTGAAGAGAATAGATAGAGATATTGAACATCTCATCTTAACAGAGAAAGGAAAATAAAAAAATGAGTAAAAAATACATTCTTATAAACGGAAAGAAACATTACATTAAAACAGAACCAACAAAGGTTGTGAAAGAAGAAGAGGAAGAAGAAGTAACTGATGAAGAAAAGTCAGTTGAAAAAATTGCGGAAAGTATCGCTCAAAAGATTGCCAATTTAACCAAGGTAAAAGAAGCCGACATAGAAAAGAAAGAAAAAGTGATTGAAAATAAAGAGGTTAAGTTAATTGACCGTGACGAAAAAATCTTAAAGACTCGCCTTGGGAAAGATATTTCCTTAAAGCATAGCGAAATCGATGGTTTAACATCATGGTTTAAAGCATTCTTCAGAGACGATAAATCTGCTGCAATGGAATACTTCCAAAAGCACGAACCTCTTAATGAAACGACTGCCGCAGAAGGTGGATACTTAGTTCCAACACTTCTTTATAATGTAATTGTTAAGTGGCAAGAAGACGAAGCTGTTATTAAACCTCGTGCCAGAATAATTGATATGTCAGGTATGAAGACAAATCAATTGAATATCAGCGGTATTGCTTCAAAACCTAGAGTTAGCTGGACATCAGAGAAAAGTGCAAAATCTACTTCTTCAATGGAATTCAAGCAACAAGCTCTTACTCCTTACAAATTAGCTGCTATTGTAACTATCACCGATGAATTAATCGAAGATAGTCCATTCAATATAGTTCAATTAGTAAGTGCAGAATTAGCTGATGCTATTACCAAAGAAGAAGACAGAGTATTTGCAGTAGGAACAGGTGCAGCACAACCAACAGGAATTGATGCCTATGCGTGGGCATCTACTGATTGTGGAGGCGCAATGAATCTTGACCATATCCAAACCGCTTACTTTAGACTAGGACAATCCTATAGAAGTAAAGGTTATTGGCTAATGAATTCAAGAGCTATTGAGCATATTGCTAATCTGAAAGATACGACCAATAGACCACTTCTTCTTGAAGAAGGCATTGTTACGGAACCCGGTTTCCCAGCATTGAAGAGACGACCAGTTCTTGAACAAAACGACATTGGTTCAGATAAGATTTTCTTCATTGACCTATCCAAATATTGGATTGGTATCAAACATCCTATGAAAATTGAAATGGCCAAAGAAGCTACTGTTGCAGGTGAAAACCTATGGGAAAGAAATTTGAAGGCAATTAGGATTGAAGAAAGAGTTGATGCCGAAAACGTCGACATCAGAGCAGGTTACGAATTGACAAACACAGGAATTAGTTAAAGTTTTTGAGCTCGTCCTGGGGGTCTTGCGACCAGAGGGCGGGCAACAAAGATTTGAACTAAATTGTAAACATAAAAATTATGTTATTCAAAGTTAAGTTAATTACGTCTTATAAAAATGTTTCTGCTGGAACCATTTATGAGACAGACAAAGAGAAAGCAGAACAATTAGTTGCACTTAAAAGAGCAGAATGGGCAGAAGACCCTAGAAAAACTATTAAGAAAGAAGAAATTAGATTAGCTAAGATAGAAAAAGAAGCTAAAAGAAAGGCAACTAAAGAAATGAATCCAAAGAGAAGACAAGGTTATTCTACAAAATAATAAAAAAAGATATATATCGACGACTGCGTTATCCATACAAGAAGTAATTCGGGAACAAAGCGTCGATATGTATTTATAAGGCTATATTATACCATTTTGGACTGTAATGCTCTGAAACTGGTACGTGATAGGGTAGTTTCTTCCGTAGAATCGAAATTAAACGCCATAGGCGAATTTGTAAAAACATTATATTTATATAAATGATTAAACTTTCAGTCGTAATTCCAAGTTATAAAGATAAATTTTTATGGAAAACTATAGATAGTCTTTTAAGTAATTCACAATTAGGCGAACAACTGGAAGTTATAGCTGTTTGGGATGGATATTATGCAGATTCTTCAGATATTATACAAGATTCGCGAGTTAAGTATGTTCATCTAGGAAAAAATCGGGGCATGAGAGGTGCGATTAATGCTGGTGTAGCAATAGCAAGGGGTGAATACATTGGGCGTTGTGATGAGCATATTATGTTTTCTCCAGGATATGATAAAATTTTAACTGATTCGTGTAGTCATAAGGATATAATGACAGCACGAAGGTATTTTCTTAATCCCGAAAAATGGGAGATTATGAAAGAATTACCACCGATTGATTGTGAAAAACTAGTAATTCAAGATTGTGGTAGTGGTATTCGCAAATTTGCTGGACAACGGTGGAATAGCCGAGCTAAAGAATTAAAAGATGAATCAATCATAGAAGCTCAAGCCATGCAAGGGAGTTTTTGGATTACTTCTAGAGAAAATTGGGACAAATCTATAGTTGAATTAGAAACAGAAGGATATGGTCCTCATTATGGCGATAGCCATGAGGCCGTATTTAAAACTTGGAAAAATGGTGGAAAATTATATTACAATAAAAAAGTATGGTACGCGCATAAGCACAGAAGCTTCTCTAGAACCCACAATATGGGGACTAAAGAAAATCCCGCTAATGCAAAAAGTGGCTGGATGTATTCTTTAAGTATTTGGGAAAAATATTGGGAAGAAGAAATAAAACCTAAGTGGGTAAATTTATGAAGATTCAATTTGAAGCCACAACGGCTTGTAATGCTAGATGTACCTTTTGTCCAAGGTATGATATGACCAGACCAAGAGGCGAAATGAGCGATGAGTTATTTCATAAAATAATAAAAGAAGGTAAAGAGATTAAATATTCATTCTTTGTACCATTTTTAAATGGAGAGCCATTCGTATTTCCGAGGATTTGGAAATGGCTTGATTATATGCAAGAAGAGAATGTAAAAGTTCATTTATATACAAATGCGGAATTAATGGACGTTGATAGAATTCTTAAATATAAGAATATTAGACTTATCTGTTGTAGCGTAAATGCAGCTACTAAAGAAACGCATAGAAAGATAACGAGAGGTCCAGATTTTAATAAAGTAACTAAAAACGTAAGAGAGTTAATTGAAAAAGCGAATCTTCCAGCAGGTGTATGGGCTTCAATGGTTGAAGTTGAAGCGAATATACATGAGAAAGAAATGTTTAAAAAACAATGGGGTAAAAATGCCATATTCGGTGAATTTAAAAACTGGGGAGGAGCAAGACATGATAAGTTAGAAAGAACAGGGAAAAGAACAGTATGTTATTCATCAACTCAAACCATGAATATATTGTGGGACGGCAGAGTTGTTGTATGTTGTTTAGATTATGACGGTAAATTAATTTTAGGAGATGTAAATAAAAACACATTAACAGAGATTTGGCATAATTCTAAATGGCTAAGAGATAAACATAGAAATCTCGACTACAGCATGGAACCTTGTCGGCACTGTAATCAGAACATAGAATGAAGAATTTATTAATATATATAAGTCCAGATAAGAGTTTTAATAGTGACCATAAACGATTAGTTAAAATACAAATTGATAATAGTTTGTCTTTAGGCTGGAAATCTAGCGACATAATACTAGTAACTAATTTTGAATATGAATATAGAAAAATTAAAGCTATCTTAATTGAAGACGATGTTTATTGCGACTTCTTCTATCCAACAACAAAATTATATACCATTGTTAGGCTTTTTAAGAAAGGATTAATTGAAGAAGAATTATATTGGTATCACGATTTCGACTGTTATGAGTTAAATAAGATAATTGAATCAGAAGTAAAACAGGAAATGGGTTCATGTAGCGTTGGAGTTAGTAATTATTGTCAAAGACCAAGATTATGTTCAGCCAGCATATTCTTTAATAATAAAGCAGAAGATGTCTTTAAACAGATGAAGAAAGAGATTGATAAAGATAAGATAAATGAAGAAAGAGCGCTTATGAGAATATATTATGGAGAAGATAGTCCATTAAGAGAGCAAATTAAAATGGTAAATACGACATACGCCTTTCATAAGTTTAATATTATACCCACATATAAGACTACTAAGAAACCGATACGAGCAGCCCATTTCCATTTAACTCCTGACAAGTACGAATTTTATATAGAAGGCAAGAACAAATTAAATATGTCATTAGTACCGAAAAGATTAATTAAAATTTTTAATAAACATGGATTTAAGCGATAGAACTATAATTTATTATACTGGTTGTACTGAAGACCCGGTATTTGAACAAAGAATAATTGACGACCTTAAAAAGAAGGCAGGCGATATACCAATTATAAGCGTTTCTCGCAAGCCAATTGACTTAGGAACAAACATTTGCGTTGGAGAGAAACCAGTTAGTTATACTAGTGAATGGAAGCAATTATTAATTGGATTAAAAGCAGCTAAGACAAAATATTGTATAGCAGCAGAATCCGATTGTTTATATCCACCTGAATATTTTACCTTCACGCCTAAAGAAGAGAATATGATGTATAACTATAAGAATATTTGGATGGTTTGGAAAAGACACAATGGCTTTTATAGGAAACACGGTTATTGTGAAGGTGCTCAAATATGTGATAGAGAGTATTGGATTAAACGGCTTGAACCGCTTTTACCCGAAGAATGGGTTATCTTTCCTAGAACAATAGAAAATTTATTGGTTTCAAAGATATTTTCAAAGAGAAAAGAGTGGACAGGAGACCCAGTTCTTTCATTTAAGACCGGTAATGGCGTTAGTAATAAAACTACATTTGATGACAATAGTAAAACTAAAGAGTTAGCTCCTTGGGGTAATATTAGAGAAATTAAAAAAATATTTATAAATTAAAAATATATGGCAGATTTTAAACTTAATGTAAGGTCACTAAAAGCAAGCGAAGGTTCTCATATTCCAGTATTAATAAAGATACTTAGTATATCAGAAGGTCCAGTTTTAGAATTAGGCACAGGTATGAACTCAACAGCAGTTATTCATTGGTTATGTAATGAAAGCAAAAGACGCATTGAATCTTATGAGTCAAGCGAAATGTTTTATTTAGCAGCGAGAAATTATCGTTGCGATTATCACGGAGTTCATAATGTAGAAACATTAGGTGGTTGGGATAAAATAGATATTGAATCTCAACATTGGGGAATGGTATTTATTGACCACGCTCCAGGTAAAAGAAGAAATGTAGAAATGGCAAGGGTTGCTAATAATGCAGATTATGTAGTAGTTCACGATACAGAACCAAATAGCGATTGGCATTATCATTATTCAAATAATTTTGATAAATATAAATATCGTTATAATTACACTAAGGCTTATCCACACACCTCTATATTTAGCAATTTTTTTCCATTAGATAAAATATTATAAAATAAAGACTTATCAAAGCTATGAATATTGAAGATATAAAATCAAGAGATGATTTGCCTAAGTTTTTTACCGAAATGGGATATAAGGTTGGAGCAGAAATCGGCGTATATAAAGGAGAATATACAGAAAAATTATGTAAGGCAGGATTAAAAATATATGGCATTGACCCATATATAGTTTATGAGAATTATCGAAAACATCCAAAAGAGATGGATTATGAAGTAATGTATGAAATGTCTAAGAAGATATTAGAATCTTATGGTGGTAAATTAATTAAAAAAACTTCAATGGATGCTCTTAGAGATATATCAGATGGTAGCCTAGACTTCATATATATTGATGGAAATCACTCGTTGCCATATATTGTTTCAGATATTTATGAGTGGAATAAAAAAGTTAAAGTAGGTGGATGTATTTCGGGACACGATTATTTCTTAAATAATCATAATCCGTATTGGATTAGAATATGTCATGTAAAATACGCAGTAGATATTTTTGAAAAGATTTTTAAAGTTAAAAAATATGTAATTGGCAAGGGTAAAGATAAATATTTGTCTTGGCTTTGGATTAAAAAATGAATAAAACCGTTGGTGGAATTTATTATTCGGATAATCGTCTAAATAAAAGAATTTTAAATGCTTGTCAAGAGCAATTAAGAAAGGTTTTTGATGAGAACAAGATAGTTTCTATTACTCTTAGACCAATGAGTTTTGGTAAAAATATTGTTTTAGAAAATAGAGAAAGAAGCTATCCTACAATGGCATTACAGATATTGATGGCACTTGAAGCTAGTAAGACTGATTATGTTTTCTTTCTGGAACATGACATTTTGTATGGACCATCTCATTTTGACTTTATTCCACCAAGAGATGATATATATTATTATAATGTAAATAACTGGCGTTGGTGGTTTGGACACGATACAGCTATTACTTATGACGGATTAACTTCATTATCAGGATTGTGTTGCAATCGTGAATTAGCAATTAAACATTATAAATATAGATTAAAAAGAATAGAAGAATGGGGATTAGATAAGATTCGTAGTAGAGAACCGAGATGGGCAAGGAAGTTTGGATACGAACCTGGCTCAAAAAAAAGAAGACGAGGTGGAATTACAGATGAAGACCACATCAAGAGAAGGTCAGAGTTTCCTAATATAGACATTCGTCATCCTGGTACATTTTCCGCACCAAAGATTACTCTAGAGTCATTTAAGCACAAACCGGAGAACTGGGATGAAAAACCAATAGAAGAAATACCCTATTGGGACTTGAGGGGTTTGTTCAATCTACCAAAAGAAAAATAAATATATGAAGAAAATAAAACTAAACAAAGGTACGTTTGCCACAGTAGATAATGATGATTTCGAGTATTTGAATCAATGGAAATGGTATATTAATAATAATGGATATGCTATTAGAACTAAATATACAAAACTGGGTTTTAAAAAATATAAAATGAAAAAAGTTTATATGCATAGAGTTGTTAATAACACTCCAGATAATCTACAAACTGACCATATTAATCATAATCAACTAGATAACAGAAGAATTAATTTAAGAAGTGTAACTAATCAGCAAAATGCTTTTAACGCCAGTTTAAATAAAGCCAATACTTCTGGAACAAAAGGAGTCAGTTGGTCTAAGGAAAGAAAAAAATGGTGTGCGTATATTCATATTAATGGCGGAGCAATCCCTCTCGGTAGATTTTTTGACATTAAAGACGCTATATTGGCTAGGAAACAAGCTGAATTAAAATATCATGTAATATGAAGAATAATTATGAACTTTCAATTCTAATTCCTGCAAGGTCAGAAATGTTTTTGGCTCGAACTATTCAGGATATTCTTGAAAACAAGGAAGCCAAAACTGAAATTCTTGTTGGTTTAGATGGTGATTGGGCTAATCCTCCTATTCCCCAGCATCCAGATGTAAATATTTATTATTCCCCAGTTTCTATAGGTCAACGTGGAATGACAAATCAGTTATGTAAACTATCTCGGGCTCACTATGTGATGAAAATTGACGCACATTGTAGTTTCGACAAAGGGTTCGATAGAAAAATGATAGAAGGATTTAAAAAAACAGGCGACGATGTAACGGCTGTTCCAATTATGAGAAATTTACACGCCTTTGATTGGAAATGTCACAGATGCGGATGGACAAAATATCAAGGTCCTACACCAAAAATATGCCCCGATTGTGGTACTTCAGATAAAATTAGACACAGAATGCGCTGGATTGGAAAACATAATCCTCAGAGTACCTCTTTTTCTTTTGATACTAGACCGCATTTTCAATATTTTGAAGATTATAAACACAGAGAACCATATATAACAGATAAGAAAACCGGATTCACTGAAACAATGTCGCTACAAGGGAGTTGCTGGATGTTAACTCGTAAGAATTACTGGGATTGGGAGGTATGTGATGAAAGGGCTGGAAGCTGGGGTAATCAGGGTATAGAAGTTTCATTGAGTAGCTGGCTCACAGGACATAAAGTTATTGTGAACATGAATACATGGTTTGCTCATTTATTTAGAACTCAAGGAGGCGATTTCAGTTTTCCATACCATCAATCAGGCAGAGATGTTCAAAGAACGAAAAGATATATCAGAGATAAATTTTGGAACTTTAAACACCCTAATCAGGTTTATCCAGTTAGCTGGCTCATTTCTCGTTTCTGGCCCGTAAATGGTTGGAAGGAAGAAGACTTAAAAAAACTTAAAGAATATGAAAAACAACAAGGACAAAATAGTAAATAAAAGAACTTCATGGAATAAAGGACTTAAGGGATATAATAAAGGACGTATAGTATCTGAAGAAACCAAGAAAAAACAAAGCGAATCTATTGAAAAGTTTTGGAAAACTCCAGAGGGATTATTAAAGAAACAAAGATTATCTAAAAGAACAACCGAGAGATTAAAAGATAAAACCTATGAACAAATATATGGAGATAAGGCAGAAGAAATAAGAAGAAAAATAGGAGATGCACAAAGAGGAATACCTAAATCAGAAGAGCATAATAGAAAAAACAGTGAAGCCCATAGGGGTAAAAAAAGAAAACCATTTTCAAAAGAATGGAGAAGAAAGCTTGGATTAGCAACTAAGGACAAGACTTATGAACAAATATATGGAGATAAGGCAGATATTCAAAGGAAGAAAAGAAGCGAGGCTCTTAAGGGTGAAAAAAGTTATATGTGGAAAGACGGAATATCTTTTGAACCGTATTCATTAGATTGGACTAGAACATTAAAAAGAAGTATTAGGCAACGAGATTATTATACTTGTCAGGTTTGTGGCAAAGAGCCAGCAGTCCATGTTCACCATATAGACTATGATAAGAAAAATTGTAATTCAGAGAATCTTATAACTTTATGTCATAGTTGTCACTCTAAAACTAACTTTAATAGAGATTACTGGATTTCATATTTTAAAAAGCTTATGCCTGTTAATGGTTGGTCAGATAAAGATTTACAGAAACTAAAAGAAGAAGAAAAGAAAATTAATTTAAAATAATGTGGGCAATAGAGAACAATAATTTTCTCTTACCCGTCTATTCTTTAACAAAAAACGGGTTGAGAAACCCAGAATAAATAATGCCAGAAGAAATACAACAAGGATTTAAATTAACCTTAACAGAGGACTAATGAATTTTAAAGAAGGATTACATAAAGAAATAATACCAGCAGGAATATGGGGAGTTATTGTTTTGATTTTACTTGTCTTGATTTTACTCAAATAAGATGTGGTTAGGAACTTGGGCTAAAAGAATAAAAGTAACAGCTTCTAATACAAACGTAGATAGTGATTTAACGCACTTTCCTTTGTTGTTGACATTAGGTACTTCGGTAGGAACAGGAAACACAGATGTTAGTGCTGTTTTTGACGAACTTACAAGTGATGCTAATAGAACAAAGATAGCAGTAACAAAGACAGATGGAACGACAGAACTTTATGTTGAAATAGAAAAATGGGATGATGCCAATGAAACTGCTGTGCTTTGGGTATCAAAAAGTGATTGGGTACTAGATGCAGATGCAAACACTGAAGTATATCTATATTACGATTCTGCTCATGCAGACAATACTACTTATGTAGCAGACAGTGGTTCAAGGACAGAGGTGTGGGATAGTAACTTTAAGGCAGTATTCCCCTACAAAGACGGAACAACGCTTTCTGCGACCGATTCCACATCTAATAATAACGACGGTACAATTAGTGGTGCTACCGCTACGAGCGGACAAATTGATGGTGCTGCAAGTTTTAGTGGAAGTTCGCAACAAATAACTCACGCTTCTACAATAGTAAACCAGGCAATAAAAACAATCAGTTTATGGGCGTACTTTTTAGGATTTCCAACAACAACAGGCATCAAGGCTCTTCTAGACGTAGGAACGACTGGTTCAAACGGGATAACTATTGATTTAGTCGGACCAAGTTATGGTTCAAATTTGAGATTTAT